TGTAAAGCCACTGATTAAGGAGTCATTAGAATGTAATGCTAAGTCATAACCAAACTGTTTTAAAACTGTATTAACATCTTGATTCAGATGTTTAATTAAATCTATTATTCCACCACCCACATCATTCTCAAAATCCCACCAAGTTCCTGCTTCTATATTGACTACCAGTGAGCCATGCGTTCCATATCGCCACTCGTGTGACTTTTTGGAACTAGGCTCACCTAGTAATTGTGTAGCAACTTCAGGTGCTATTCTTTGCCAATCAACTGACTGCATCAGAATGGAATATCATCATCAGATAATTCATTCTTATCAACCATCTCTTGCACTTTATCTGCAAGACCATCATTAGGACTCTTAAATGTGTCCTCTACTGGTGCTTCTTGTTCTAAATACCAACTAGGTATCACAAACTCAGCAGTTCTAGGTGCAAACTTAGCAAAGCTAAATGATAGCTCTGATGAGTTACCCATACCTACTTGGATAGGTTTTGAGCCTTCATACTTAACTACAGGCAAACTATCTGAGTTAGCATCCATCTGATTCCAAAAACCATTTAAAATACTATTAAATGCACTTGACTCAGCATAAGTGAATCTTTGCCATAAGTAAGCATGTTGTGCTCCTTGCGGAAAGACCCAAGCACTAAATGCTCTTTTATAGTCATCTGCTGGTTTAGGTGCTACTACACCAAATTTATCATCCCAGTGATATTCGAATCCATCAGCTTTTGTATATCTTCCCCATCCTGATTTGAATGTTGAAGGGTCAAGCTGTAGATATTGAAATTCTACTGGTGTCTCACCATTAGCAAAAAATTGCTGATGTGATGTTTTGAAAGCAAGATAAACTTGCTGACTCTCACTGTTGGAATTAGACATTCCACCTAATATGTCAACCATATTTTTTCTCCATTAATGTATTGTTCTATCAATACTGTTTAAGTAATCTGTTTCAAGTTGGGTATAACACCTTTCCTTAAAACTCTCATAATCCTCGTCATTTATAATTCCGAGGAAATCACATGCAGATTGAATTTTCTCATATGCAAATCTGCAATAATCTTCAAAATCTTGTTCAAGTAGATAACTGTTTAAATCCATTCGCTTTCTGTAAGATTTCATCTAACCTTTCACATATTTCAGATAGTGGACATAGATATGTACATTGCCAGTTTGGTGCATCAACTGATGTAACCAAGAACAGGGGTACTACACACATAATATCTCTTCTATCATATTTATAAATTAATATTGGTATCAAGCTATCACCAGCACTCTCAACTGCCTGCTTCCACCACTCATTCTTATACATGGTTTTCTTTGCACTTGATTTATATCTTTTACATTCAATAGCAAACTTATCCCAGTAAACATCAGCCATGCCTTTAGTTTGATATTGGTCAAGGTTTCTTTTAACCCTAGTATCTATGTCTTTAGATTCAAGAATGGTATTAATCTTATTAACTATGACCCTCTCAAATGCTGCACCTTTATTTCTGCTGTTTACCATTAATCTAACTCGTTTAAAATATATATTGCTGCCACTATGCTAATCAAACCACCTATAGCAACCAAACCAAATATCCCTGCAATAAAATATAGAATCCACTCAAGCATCGTAATCAGTCCTAACTACCTTGCCACTCATATAAGTTATTTCTCTGTAATGCTTACCAGCACCTTTTTGAAAATAGTAATACTTGATTTGCTTGTCTAACCTTTCAGCTTTCAGCTCTTCTCTACGCTTCTCTACTGCTGCTTTATTTTGACCCATGATTATTCTCCTTATAGGAAACCATGCCAAGTTTCAGCAATAGCTGAGTAGCTGATTCAATGTTCATATTATTTGTGATTGCAAATACCTTGATGTCCTTATGTAATTCTTCAGGAATCCAAAGTGCTTTTTTACTCGTTTCGTTCATTCTGACTCTCCATTTTTTATATTATATTTATTTTGATAATAAAGCTAGAACTTTATTACCTACTTCTCCAAAAACCCTTATACTAGGTTCAAGGGCAAAGGATAAACTCTCCATAAATCTAAATACTCTAATGTATCTTCTTGCCCTTACTTACAAAACCAAATCCACAACATTAGGACTATTGTAAATACTAAGAGGTTTACCTTTTTGGTATTCTTTATAGTCACTTAAATAGCTCTCCATCATTGTCCAGCCAAAGTCCATTTGTTCTTTTGTGATTCTAAATACCTTAGATGCATAAGGATGTACTTTCTCTTGGGCTATGAATACAAAGTCCTCTACATCATAGCCAGCCATCAACAATCCTCTTCTATACCAAGCAGCTTGCATGTCATAGCCATATTTCTTAACTGACTTGTTAAAAGCAAAAGGTTCGCAAGATATAGTCGTTTTATAATCTATGATAACTATCTTGTTATCTGAGTTAGGTTCTTTTAATGGTGGGCATAACATATCAGGTCTGCATTTACATAGCACATCTTCTTCATACCAGTAGATACTTGCTTCTGCTACTTTGCCTTTAGCATTGAGATAAGCATTACCTTCATAGACCATACTATCTTTCATGCTCTGAATTAGATTCACATCATCTTCTTTTAATACTATAAATCCTTGCTCTTCATATTCAGCCTTCTCTTCTTTGTATGCTTTTGTATATGGAGAGCCTGTAAGCACCCTGACCTCTTTATCAAATGCTTCTTGACCTTCTACTATTAGTGCATGAGCAGCAGTTCCAAATTTTAGATTAGGTGAGCTTTCTTGTTTATGTTCTATTGCATGAAGTTGTGATTGACCAAACCTTCTAATATAACTACTGCTAATTCCTACGCCAGCATGATAATCCTCATTAGGTATATCTTTATAGATAAGTGCCTGTCCTCTTTGCTCTGATGCAAAGTTCTTTAGTGATTCTATTTTCATCTATTGACTCCCATCAAATAACCTATTTCATATAAAGAATCTCTGACTACATATTCTCTATTCTCAGTTTGCACTTTGGTTTCTCCAGTAATGTAATCTTTGTAATACCCTCTGATTTGTCTCACTGATAAAATCAATGGTCTTTTCTGACCTACTTCGTTTAATGTTATTTCTCTCATTTGTTATTCCTGTCGTTGATAATTAATGCAACTGCATATAAGCAAACCGCCATGAAACCCAATATTAATAATATTTGATAGTCCATTATTTACTCTCCCTTTTATTTAATTTATGAATCTTATAAATGCTTTTCTGATACTCAAAATCAGATTGCATATCTTCCCAAATCTCATCTTTGATTTCTTGCTTGATAGAAGCATCAACCTTAGTAACTAATTCAAACTCAGACTTCTTAGGAATCCACCATTGATGATTCAATGATTTGTATTCAGGAGATGGTTGACCTGAGTCTTTCCATCTCCATTGAATAGCACCATGTTTGGTATTGCACATTAGGTTCATTAGATTACTCCTTGAGCCTTTAGCTCTTGCTCTGCAAGTTGTTCAAAGGACTTATTACCCATTTGTGCTTCCCAGTCCATACTAGTAACGCCTTGAGACATTTCTACATAGTCTTTTGATTTACACCAAATTTTTTCTTTAGCAAATTGCTCTGTAAGATTATTAGGTATTTGCAATGTAATGTTAAAATCACAAACATCTAGCATACTGTAGCAATTATCACACTCAATAGTTGCACAAGTATCAACAAGGTCACCTTCCTTGATTTGCTTCATTTCCAGCATTGCACTGTAAGAATAAGAACCACCACAAGAACAGTCCTTGATATGCTTATTAAAAAATACCTCAGCACCATCTATTGAGTTCTTACCCCAAGAATTAATATTTCCAGTTACTTTAATTTCATTGCTCATTACTTACTCTCCTTAGTTAATTTAACCTTATGCCCTTCTTTAATTAATCTAGCTCTCTTACTAGCCATGTAAAATAAATCGCTAGTCTTGATAGCAACCACCCAGCCTAAGCTAGGTAGTTGAACTTGTAGTGTGTATCTAGTCATTATTTATCCCCCTTATATTGGTCAACTAATTTTTGTAATTTATTTAAAGTGTATTCAGCATCATAATTAGTTATTTTTCTTGCATTACCATCTAAATCAAAATGCATATCTTCTATTTGGTCAGCTATTGCATATAGCTTTTTTTGTATCTCATCAAGTACCTTGTCATCATCTATAGGTAATGTGAAATAGTTACGCAAAGTTGTATAGTCTGTTTTGTTTGTCATGTTATTTAACTCCTTAATTTTATTTAACATACACCCATTATACATAAATATATATAAATGTGTATAAAAATATTAATTTATTTTTAAGGATTAAATTATAGGATTTAGAACAGGAACTGAACTTAGATTGTCCAGTGTTTCTTTAAGAGAATCTAATTCCATAGATTCAGTGATAGCTTTCTTATCAAAAGTAAAATAGTTTTGTGATGAAGTATTTGCTTTAAACATGATTCTCTTTTGGTCATCATAAAAGAAAACAAAAGCTAAGATGTCACAATGATAATTCTTATAGGTTTCTGATTGTGACCTTGAGTTCTCAGCAGCAAAGACAAACTTATTTTGTTTAGTAGATCTTCTGCTTTTTACTTGTATGGTATACATACAGCGATTTAGTTCCATACATAAATCAGCAGGATGTTTTTCTTGGGTGGGGAAACAAAAGTCTGCATATTCAAGCAGAAATGTTTGTACTAGAGATTCGCCTAAAGCACCAAGTCTTGAATTATTTTGATGTTGGTCTGATGTCTTTCTTGGCATTTTGACACAAAGCTAGTTTCCTTGAATTCCTAGCTGCCCTATTTGGTGTTTGAACTGCATACTTACTTCTTAAAACTTCCTCTGATGCTTCTAACCAGCATCCCATCTCCATCAATGCTCTTGTTTGTCTAAAATTCATAAACCCTGCTATACCCATTTGAAATGCCATATCAACACATACTTCTTGAGCAGGCGTTGGGAAACTTCTCCATACTTCCCACATCTTATCTAAATTAGCTACAACTCTATTAATATCATTCTCAAGCAAATACATAGCTTCATCTTCAGATATACCATTGGCATCTAAGTTCCTGCCTACGCCTATTGTTAATTTACCAGCACTGCAATGATAAGGTTGACATACCAACCCTTCATTCTTAATTAACATTTCTTTTATGTTTTCGTACATTATTTTGTTAATCCTTTAGTTTTCTCATAACTTCTCATCCCACCTAGTCCTAACATACCCATTAATACAGGTAGCATAGTAGATGTATCAGCTTGTGGTACAACTATTCCAAAAGGTGCTAGTAAAGGACTAATTAAAAAGTTAACTGCAAAACCTGCAACACAAACCCATGCAGTAGCTGGTCTCCATGATGATTGAAACCAACTACCTTTAGCTTCTTCTTTGTTTACTTCTATTTGTGCTTTTGCAATCTCATGGATATGTTTTTGAGACATGGTAGCAATTTCATGTGCTATCTTTTGTTTAGTGTCAGCATCAGGAATGAACTTATCTAGTAAATCGCTGACTGGTTCGATAAGTTTGTCTATCATATATTAATTAAGATTAAATTAAACCTCTAAGGACTAGAGTAAACATACTAATTAGTATTGTTGTAAGACCAGCTAATAACCAACCCTTCATACTATTAACTGATGCTTGTAAGTCATCAGTTTTTCTATAAATAGTTTTCCAACGTTCTTCGCACATTTTCTCATGAACTCTTAGGTCTGAATGTACATCATTA